CACTAAAAGCAGACCAAACAACTTTAGACACTACAAACGGAAATGTCTCAACTAATGCAACAGCAATCACTAACTTAGAAAATAAAGTTGGGCAAAGTCTAAACACAAACGACAACGTAGAGTTTAACACGGTAACCACTGAGGGACTAGATGTCTCAGGTGATATTACTACTGAAGAGGATTTAGTACTAACAAACTCAGCGGTTACTCATGATTGGAGAATAACGGAGGCTGTTTCAGGTAAACTAACAGCAGCTATTTCAGGAACTGGCGGGGCTGAATTAGAATTATCAGCAGATGGCTCAGACTTTACAACAGCAGACTTAAAAATCGGTGGTAAGTCTGTACTAGTTCAAGACAGCTCAGGTATTACATTTAATAGTAATATGAGTCTAGACAGCTCAGGCAACCTAGATGTCTCAGGTGATGTTGAAACAGACGGCGGAGTTATTATGACTTCACCCGATGGTACTAAATATAAACTAACCGTTGCTAATGACGGCTCGCTGACTACAACAGCAGTATAAATAATATAACAAACACGGGGTTCTCGTAATGAGAGCCTCGTATTTATAAGGAAACAATTATGGCAAGAGTACAAATTAACAGAAGCTCAATAGCTTCTTTTATACCAGCAACTCTAAACGCTGGAGAGTTATTCTATAACTCAGCTGACAATAAGCTATATATAGGAAATCCAGATTTATCTGTTAGTCTTGTCTCAGACGACCCAGCAGTAGTTGAATCTAGAATCGCAACCCTAGAGTCCGACATTCAAAATACAACAGTAGCTGCAACAGCTCCAACAGTGTTCAAGACTGGCGACCTCTGGTTCGACACAACAGCTTCACAGCTTAAAGTCTACACAGGCTCAGCTTGGGAACTTGCTAACGACCCCTACAAGATAGCCGCTATCGGCGTATCTGGAACTTACCCAGTATCAGCTGATGAGTTCTTTCAGCACATAAGATTCACCCCAGATGCGGATGAAACTATTGAAGGCGAAAGGTTCATTCAAGCTGCTACAATATTTGCAGAACAATACACAGGAAGATTCTTCACAGTGAGAACAGTCGAGGAATACCACGACGACTTCCCCAAGAAAACTAACTACCTAGAAACTGTTAAGAAGCCTTTTATACTTAAAGGCGGAAACATCAACTCAGTAGTGTCTATAACTTACTATAATGAAGATCAGACAATAACTACAGTAGACGCAGCGGACTACAGGCTTATCAATAAGAGAGCTAAAGGTCACATATACCCAGCTATAGGTAAACACTTCCCAGAAGATGTTATTAAAGGTGACAGTGATGTAGTTACATTAACCTACAACGTAGGAACAACACCAGCTGACACACCAGCTTCTGTTAAGTCTGCTATCCTTTTGATAGCTGCTTCTCTATTTGAGAACAGAGAAAATGAAGTAGTTGGTCAAGGTATCGCTATGCTAAAACCAATCGTAGCTGCCAAGGATTTACTACATCCATACAAGGTGAGGTAAATTATGCAAGGTGGAAGATTAAGAAACAAAGCTGCTATATATACTCCGAGTAGTGGTACTAATGATTTCGGTGAGGTTGATTCCTCGTTCGATCTCTTAGGAACCTATTACTGCTCAGTTACTAGTATTCCAGAGACAGAGTTCAAAGACGGTCAGACATTAATATCTACAGTTAGATATGATCTCAGATTCAGATATTACTCTGCTCTAGAAAACATAAGTAGAGCTTCACACATAATGCTAGATGGTAAAAAATTAGAAATCAAAGCGATATCTAATGTTAAACAACAAAACAAACAACTACATTTTATATGTGAGGAGCGAAAGTGATAGATATAGCTCTAAGAAACGTATTACTCAACAATACAACTATTGCGGGATATACAACAAGTATACACCCATTACGTCTACCACAGGGCTCTACAGGCACTCGTATCGTTTATAACGTTATGGACGGCTTCAGTACTGCTCAGGTAGGCTCAATGTCTCAGAACTCTGAGACCAACATTCAACTAGATATCTATTCAGAGAGTTACTCAACGACTAGAAATCTAACAACCGAATTAATAACTATACTTAACGGGGCTCAAGGTTCCTTCGATACTTTAGAAGTATCTGGGATATATGTGAGAAACGTTATGAATACCTATGAAGATAAATTAAATCTTTATAGATGCTCAATAGATATTAATGTTCACGTGAAATAAATATATTTAAAAAGGAAATTATTATGTCAAACATTGCTACACCATTTCATGGTCTTGCTACTGAGCTTCACTCTACTGCTTCAATAGGCGGAACGATTGATAGTTCAACAAAAATAGCTGAAGTTGCTTCTGTAGGAACTTTAGAAATATCAGCTAACATTATAGAATTTAACTCTTATGGTTCAGACTATAAAAGAAAGTTAGTTGGTCAAAAAGATTCAGGCACTTTAAGCCTTACTTTAAACTGGGTTGCTGGTGACACATCTCACACTGCTTTAAAAACATCATACGACAACGGTACTGCTGGTACTTACGCTGTTAGATGGGTAAGTGGTTCTGAGAACGCTACTGCTGAGTTTACTGGTTACATTGCTTCTTACAGCATTGACACACCAGCTGAAGACATCGTGACTGCTACTGTAGAAATTGCTATAGACGGCGGAGTCACTTTTGACTTAGCTACTGCTTAATTTAAGCAAACCCTCTGGGAGCCTTCGGGCTCCCTTCAATTATTAATTAAAAAAATCCGTGGAGGATAAATAAAATGCTAAACAGAGAAAATATATTAACAGCTGTAGACTTAGACACTAAGATTGTAGAGGTTCCAGAGTGGAACGGATCAGTCTCAGTAAGAGGACTAACAGCTAGAGAGAGAGATTCTTTTGAGGCTTCTATAGGGGCTGCGGCTAACCTAGATAACCTACGAGCAAGATTAGTAGTCTTATGCTTAGTAGACGAAGAAGGTAAAAGAATATTTAAAGACAACGACGCTAAGGCGTTGGGTGAGAAAAACGCTCAAGTAGTTAACAGACTCTTTGAAGAGTGCAGAGTTATGTCAGGAATGACAGACGCTGACGTTATAGAACTTGAGGGAAACTAAAACGAGACCCGACCAGAAGGTTTAAATTTAGACTAGCTGGTCATCTAGGCATGACTGTTCGTCAATTAGAGAACAGCATGTCCGCACGCGAGCTCTCTGAATGGATGGCATACTATGCTATAGAACCATTTGGAGAACAACGTGACGACTATAGAGCAGGTCTCATAGCTGCCACGGTTGCTAATTGTGCTGGAGCAGGTAAGAAAGGAAAGGCGTTACAGCCTACTGATTTTATACCAATCTACACACAACCTAAGCAAGTCTCATTCATAGATAGAAAACAAGAACAGGCACGTCAGATGTCATTGTTCAAACAACTCGCAGAGGAATCTAAATGAGTAAGATGATTAAAGTAAAGGTAAGAGGTCTGAAGGAGCTTGACAAAGCTCTGAATGATCTCAGCCTTGAAGTAAGAAAGAAAGCCAGCAGAGAAGCTGGGCGAGAAGCTATGAAACCCGTGGCAGCTCGTATGAAAGCTAAGGTACCAGAAGATACTGGAGGACTAAAGAAGTCTATCAGAGTCTCTGCTACTACAGCACCAAGCAGGCTAAAGAAATATAGCCGTAAAGCCTCGATGATATCTTCAGCCTCAGTAGGACGTAAGTCTAAGGGAGCTACAGGTCATCAAGCATTACAAATCGAATACGGTACATCTAAGATGGATGCTCAGCCTTTTATAAGACCAGCGATCCAAGGTAAAGAAAAATCTGTATTCATGCATTTCAGAAAACATTTAAGAAAGTCCATTACTAAGTGGTCTAATAAACAACGTAAAATAAAATAAGGAGCTCACTATGGCAACAATAGCAAGACTATCGGTCGACCTTATTGCTAACTCCGCTAAATTTAGAAAAGATTTAGATAAGGCTTCTGCTCATTCTCAGAAAACATTTAAGAGAATGGAAGGACACGCTCAACGAACCGCCAAGGCTTTTGCCTTTGCTGGTGGTGCTTTGGCTACTGCATTTGCTGTAGACTCTGTCAAAGTTATGGGTAATTTCCAAGAAGCTCTGTCTGACGTTCAGGCTAAAACAAACGGATCAAGAAAAGAAATAGATATGCTAGCCGTGTCTATGAGAAACGCTGCAAAAGTAACAAAGTTTACAGCAGCACAAACAGCGGAAGCTGGTTCATTCCTAGCTATGGCTGGTTTGAATATAAAAGAAATTAATGGTGCTTTACAACCTACGCTAGACTTAGCGGCGGCTACAAAGACCTCAGTCCAAAATACAGCTGACTTTATGACTAACATCATGAAGGGTTTAGGTATGACAACAGAAGAGCTTACAAAAGCTGCTGACGTCTTATCTGTTACTACAGCTAACTCTAATACTAATCTAACTGACTTAGCTACAGCTATGTCATATGCCGCTCCATCAGCTAGAGCTATGGGTATGTCAATCGAAGAGACAGCGTCTCTAATCGGTGTTATGGCTAACTCTGGTATTAAAGGATCAGTCGCAGGTACTGCTCTAAGAGCTTCTTTTGGTTACTTAGCTAACCAAGGGAATCTAACAGAAGCAGCTTTAGCTGGAATGACTGGTGGAATGACAAAACAACAAACAGTACTCAAAAGACTCGGCGTTCATACTATGGACACAGCTGGAGAAATGAGAGGACTAACAGACATACTAATAGACTTAAAAGCAGCAGGTGCTGATGAGATGGACTTTGTAGCTATCTTCGGAAGACGTGCAGGTTCTGCATTGATGCAATTTGCTAATGATGGTCTAGAAGGTGCAAAAGAATTAAGAACAGAACTAGAAGGAGCTGAAGGAGCTGCTAGACGTATGGCTGCAACTCAGATGAATAACCTTAATGGTGACATCTTATTAATGAAATCACAGTTCCAACAACTACAGCTTATATTTGCTGAGAACGGTATATACGAATTTACTAGAACTGCTACTCAGGGTATTACTACTCTAATGCAAAAAGCAGAGCCAGCTATAGCGTTCCTAGGACGTAATATAGAATACTTTGCTGTCGCTATAGCTCCAGTTGCTGCTACAGCTGTTATAGCTTTGTCTATGGCATTCTGGAGACTTAACGTCGCTATGCTTGCTAACCCAATAGGATTAGCTCTAGTTGCACTGGCTGCTGTTGGTGTTGCTGTATATGCTGTCGTAGATAATTTTGACTTCTTAGCACATAAAGCTAATCAGTTATGGTTAAGAATGAAAAACGCATTCTCAAACATTAGCGGATGGTTTTCTATGGCTATGAATAATATATCAATAGAAGCACAGATCGGCTTTCAGTCTATCCTAAAATTTGCTCAACAGTTTAAATTAGGATTCTTTCAGTTATTAGATACAGTTTTACAAGGTGTCGCTGAGAAGATAAACACTGTTATCTCAATGTATAATAAAATTCCATTTGTTGATCAAAAGGAACCTATAACATTTGCTATAGATACAACTGAGACAGAAGCTAAGATTGCAGAGATTACCCAGAAGATGGCTGATCTAAAAGCAGGTAAGTCTACATTCACGCCTACTGAGTTCGTACCTACTGAGTTCGACGATAACGTCAATCCTAACGGAGAAGGCGAAGAGGGCGAAGGTAAGGACAATGTAAGTATGTCAGAAGAGATTA